AACATACACAGGAATGGTATGATTTCCGAAAAGATGGAATCGGCGGATCTGAAATAGGAACTGTTTTGGGTCTTAATAAATATGATACAGTAGTTCGGGTATTTCATGAGAAAGTAGGAACCATTGAGCCGAGAAAGGAAGATAATGAAAAGATGTTCTGGGGCAGAGAGTTAGAGGATAAGATTGCAGAGATATGGAAATGCTATGATGGAACTAAAGAGGGTTATCTGGAAAATCATAAGAACGGTAAAATAGTAAGAGATTGTAGAAATATAAATGGGTATGTTGTCAATCCTAAATATCCTTGGTTATTTGCATCCCTTGATAGGGTTATGAATATTAAGGGGGGAATTAATCTCATAACTGGTGCTCCACTTCTTAATGAAGGAGTTCTTGAGTGTAAAACATTGTCGTATTGGGGAGCACAAATCTGGCAGGATGGTATCCCGATCTATTATCTGGCACAGGTACATCAATATATGATAATTCTGGAATCTGATTATGCAGAGATTGCAATACTACAAGACGGTAATGATTTTCGTGTAGAGAAGATCCCCAGGGATGATCTTTTATGTGAAAGGATTATTGAGATCTCAAAAATGTTCTGGGAGAATAGGGTCCTGCCAGCTAAAGAAGCTTTCGCAAAAAGACAGATTGCGGAAATACAGAGAAATTTATCTGAGATTGAGAAATACGATGCGATCATTCAAAGGCATGAACCAGAACCAGACAGATCAGAGGCTTACAAGGAATTTATGGAGGAACGTTTCCTGAAAGAGAGAGAGGTTATTCAGGGTAATATATTACAGTATGATCTTTGTAAAAAAGATACACTTTTAAGGAAAATATCCGGAAGGATAGATGAGGAGCGCACGGGTATAAAAAACATGCTCTTAAAATTTCTTAGTCAATACGGAGCAGAAGTTATTGATTTTGGCAAGCTGGGTAATGCTACCTGGAGTGAACGCAAGGGTGCGAAGAATAGAACTTTTGCTGTCCGGATAAAAGAAAATCCCACCGAGGATCAGATTGAAAATGAGTTTAGAAAAATCAATCTTAAAGCATATTAATAATTTAAAGTCATGTACTACAAAAAGGTAATCGAAAAACAAGATGAGTTATTACTACATCTTATTGGGTTACTATCGGTATATGGATGTAAAAGTTTATTTGCACCCAATACAATAGCAGCAAGACTTAAATCCGAACTCACAGAATTAAAGAAACTTCTTCCAGTCGAACAGCCAATGTATGAGAAAGACTTTGTGGAGTGGATGTGGTTTGGCAGTCATCAAATCAGACAATACTTTTTTAATGCAGAGAATAAATATAAAGATTTCTATAATGATATTGATCATACTATTTATACTCTTGACGAACTACATACTTATTGGGAAATTAACATTAAAGAGAAATGATATGTGTAATTGTACCTTTTGCCGGAATTATCATAAATACAGATGGGCTAAAATAATAGAATGTAAATGTGGATGCCATACTGATTCACAACCATTAGGGCATGACAGTCTATGTTGCGAGTTTCCTAATGGTAAAAGGAAAGACAACCCATATAAAAAACTCCTGCCTGCTGAAGTTTATAATAAGAGAATTAATCAATGGGAAACAGAATGTGATGTCCCGCTAAAGCAAATAACTAAATAGATATGTTATTAATGTGTCCAAACTGTAATGCCATTTGGGGCATGGAAGAAATTGACGAGCAATATTGTGGTGCTTGCGGTTATCCCGATCCCGATGAGAATGATATATTTCTTGATCAAGATATTGATGAAATTGATCCTGATTTTTATAATTCTGATAATAACTAAATAAAGAGAGATGAAACAAAACTACCATTTAAATTGTGATAAATGCGGTCAAACCTATTGGAGCAATGAAGGTTTTCCAGAACCTCAATTATGTTATAATTGTAGCAAACCCACTTACAACCCTAATCCACCAATAGGCAGTACAACTGATTTCAAGGTTGGGCAGCCCACCAAAGCTGAAGCAATGACACGGGACGATCTCCTGGATGCAGAGGAATATATTTCTGACAAGATGATTAATTCATCAAATTCTGCTGACTGGAATGATATTTGGGAAAATCAGACATGGCTGTTCCATGAATTGATTGCATGGGTTGGATCATACGCATCTCGGCAATCCCCTAAAGAGATAAATATAAACACTCCGTTCTTTGGTAATAGTGGTGCAGTTACTCCCGCTAAAGCAACGGCAGAAGAGAGACCATGTGAACATTGTGATGAACCATTACCTTTTTGAGGTAAGATTAAATAACTAACATGGAAATCAAAACTACAATAGAGCGAATAGAAAAAGAGATGATTGATCGTGGCTTATTGCCGAGGATCCAGACCAAAACAGAAGAAGAAAAGATCCGGTATTACTTTTCATTGATGTATGGAGCAGGATTTGATGAAGGATGTAAACAGGGATCGCATCGCAAACAGGTAGCTCAATATACAATGGAAGGAAAGTTAATAAAGGTTTTTGGTAGTATAACAGAAGCGGCAAATAGTGTTCATCGGGATAAGTCTGCTATTCAAAGATGTGTTTCAGGACAATCAGAATATTCCGGAGGTTATAAATGGAAATATATTAAAGATGTCACACTTGAGGACTGTCGTTGAGGCAACATGGGTAGAGGATGGAGAGGAAGTTCAAGAAAAATATTATCTCCTGCATTGGGGTTTAAAATATGATCTTATCCCGGATCCAAATGATAATTTTTATCCGGTTCATTTTACAGTTGCAATTTGTCAACACTACAAGACAGGAGTTATTGAAACATTTTTGCCAACACAGTTAAGAATTTTAGGAGTTAATTTAAAAGAATAAGTTTAATTAAAAAAGCGAAAAAAATGGCTAAGAAACAAACAAACAATTTCGACATCTCAGGGAAAGTCCTTGAGGTCGGTGGCGCAGAAAGAATTTCTGATAAATTCAGTAAAAGAGTTTTGATCATGGAGGTTTTCGATAACAAAGGTTATTCCAATGAGATCCCTTTCGAGTTCGTTAATCAGAGTATGGACCAGATAAAAGATGTAAAAGCTGGAGAGTGGGTAACTATAAATCATCAATATAAGTCCAGGAAAACCAATAAGGATGGGGTTACACGCAGATTTATAACAATGGAAGGAATATCATGTTATAAAGAGTAAGTTATGAGCGAAGGAGTAAAAATGCCTCTAATAAAGGCTCAGAGAGTCGCAGAGCGATTCTGTAATTATTTGTGGCCCTATACCAGCAAAATGTGTATTGCTGGCTCTGTACGCCGGGAATGTGAGTTTGTGGGGGATATTGAGGTTGTTGTTGTACCAAAGGATGAATTTTCAATGGGATTAGCATTTCCGGAAGGATTTAAAGGATTAACCATTAATGGATCCAGGCTTAAAAGATTTATTTATCCTGGTGAGGGTGTTCAGATCGAGTTGTATATAACAAATATTGCAGACTATGGAAGGATCCTTGCGATTAGAACCGGATCCAGTGCATTCAGTCATATTCAGCTCGCATTAAGATGGAATAGGCTGGGCTGGGCCGGAACAGAAGATGGATTAAGAAGAAAGACGGAATGTGATCATAAAAGTACATGGAAGATCAAGCCTGAATACAGGTTAAATCCGACAAAGCCCCCGGAATTTGATACGGAGGAGAAGTTCTTTGCTTTCCTGGGAGTAGAATGGACCCATCCAAAGGCTCGGAGTTGGGTCAGTAAACACAATGAATTAAATTATTCAAGATGAATCTGAAAGAAAAATTTACATGGATCTATGAGCATAACTACTGGAAAAGCAAGGAAAGCGTTTCCGGTGGAGGATCTGAACTTGCGAATACAAAAGAATTAATAAAAGCATTACCTCAGATTATTGAGAAATATAACATTAATAGTATGCTTGATGTTCCTTGTGGTGATTTTAATTTGATGAGGAAGGTGAGATTTCCATTAATGTTTAATTATGTAGGTGTAGATATCGTCGATGATTTAATAATAAACAATCGAAAAAAGTATCATAGCCTAACGAGGCAGTTTATTGTCCGGGATGCTACATGTGATAAGCTTCCAATGTTGCAGGAATTGATATTCAGTAAAGATTTTTTTATTCATTTATCATTGGATAATATCATAAAGTCAATTCTTAATTTCAAGGATACTGGTTCGGTATATTTAATGACATGTTCCGATCC